CGGCAATCCGCGCAGCTCGGTTGCGGTAATTCTCGACACACTGGCCGCACGTCCACCGCCGGCGCAATCCGTCCGTTGTCACTCTCCATAGTCCGCCCTCCTTTGATCTAGTCATCTGGCAGTTAATACAAAACATCTGCCCGGTCACTTCTGCCGCCTTCTTGGTCGCGTGTTGCAATAGTTTGTTAGCCATCAATTCCACCATCCCTGCTTAGTTTCGTCATAATCCTCGCCTTCGGCCATCTTCTTGATCTTGGCCAACAGGCGCTCGGCCACCATGAGCCGGGCATCCAAGTTATTGACTGCATTGGCAGCTCTGGCCAATTGATCCTCTAGGTAATCACAGCGCTGGGTCAGATCCTGACACCTGTCTGTCAGCTCCAATGCCGCCTGAGCGAAAAATGTCAGGTATTCCTCCCAGTTTGGGCTCATAGATCCTCGCGCATGGCCTGAATAAACCACCAAGCAGGCACCACGGCACGCCACGGCTCGCCATTGCGCCGGAATACCACAACCGGGACATCTTGCTGTACTTGGCCATCCTCGCCTATGTCCGCAGCTGTCGTACAGGCAGCTTCCACCTGCTTACACCAGGCTTCGATGGCCAACTTCTCCCGGCGCTTGACTTCGATCCGGTAGCGTCCGACCTGGATGTCGTCCCCGCCGTCTCTGGCCTGCCCCAGCTTGCGCTTGACTACCTGGCCAAGCTCATTCGATAGCATTTCAGCGAATTCGCGCTCTGCGTCAGCTCCGCGGCGCCTAGACGCTCTCCCACGCTTTGATGCCGCTGCCTTTTGTGGGTCTGCCGGCAGCTCTGCTTTATTCCTGCTCGTTTTGCCTGTCATAGTCTCTGTGTATGTTGTCTAGTACGCACTTTTCCAGCTGGGCGATCCAGCGCCGTTCGCGCTCTAGGTCTGCTCGCAAGTGCTCAATGGTATCAATTGCCTCCCGCAATAGCAGGGGCGCGGCCAGCACCGCCGAATAGTTTAGGCGCTGGGTTATGTCTTTCAATTTTGCCCCAGCATGGCCGCCAAACGGTCTGTGGTCGTGGTGTACTTTGGCGATAGCATCTCAGCCACCGCTTGGTCTATGATTGACGCCCGGCTGCGTCTCTGCTCTTGAGCGGCACGGTCTAGCAACTGCCTAGTATTTGGCCGCAGGCGTACCAAAAACGGCTCTAGCTTTGTCTTTTCCATCTGATCCCCTTTGCGATATCGCAATGATATATGACCAGAGAGTCGGAAAACAACACATTAGGGAAAGTACCTATAAAAAAGATTTGACAAGCCCAAAAAACCTATTTACAGTCACCCCTAGCGATATCACTTTGATATCGTTCAACTACCAAGATATGGAGATTGAAAATGAGCAATTACTACACCGAAGACTTCTCTGACATTATGTCTTGCGCTCGTGAGCGTATGCTGGCCCTTGACCTACTGAACGCATGGCACGAGCAGGGACTCCCAGAAGACTTCTCAGACGACAAAGTGCGCCTCGCATTTAATCGTAATTCTGGTTATGTCTTCCTTGTGAATGATGACTACCAGTGCGCAATGATGAACGGCGAAAAGCTGGAGTCGTTTTATACAAGCCCATATGCCGGCATTGAAGGATTCTTTGACGACTTACTCCCAGAATACGCTGATATGCACCCAGAAGACCAGCACTGGTTTTCTGACATTGCCAGCGCACTCGGGCGAGCTGAAGAGTTAGCAACAGAGGAGGCCGAATAATGCTAGACATTCTCATTCTCTTGGCCGGCTTGGCCGGCATCGTGGCAATTATGAAACCATGGGAGCTGCTATGACCCATATTGCCTATTACAGGGTCAGCACTGACCGCCAGGGCCAATCCGGGCTCGGTCTTGAGGCCCAGCAGCAGGCGGTGGCTCAATTCCTGAGCCAGCCCCTCGCCGCCGAGTTCGTTGAGATTGAATCTGGACGCAATGCGGACCGGCCACAGCTGGCCGCAGCTCTAGCCTATGCCAAAGAGCACCAAGCCACCCTCATAGTGGCCAAGCTGGACCGCCTGGCGCGTGACGTGAAAATGATTTTGGCCATTGTGGATTCCGGGGTCAGGGTCCGATTTATAGACCTGCCTGACGTGGACACCAGCACGGCCACTGGTCGGCTGATCCTTACTGTGATGGCCTCCCTTGCTGAGTTTGAAGCCCGGCGCATAGGGGAGCGCACGCGTGACGCATTGGCCGCCAAAAAGGCCAGGGGCGAGCGCTGGCAAAGCGGGAACCCTAGGGCAGGCAGCCGGGCACGCCAAGAGCTGGCCAGGAGTCACGCAGAGGGCATCGCCGGGGTTTTGGCTGGTCTGGATGGGCTCACATGCCGGGACGCAGCCAAGCGCCTGACAGAGTTACAGATTCCAACCCCATCTGGCGGCACAGTCTGGCACCCGGGCCAGGTGTCTAGGGTAAGGGGCAGACTATGAGCAGCACACTTGCGGGGATTCTGTTCTGGTTTGGGCTTTGGCTGGCCTTTGTGCTTTGGTCTTGCTACACGGACCCATCGCGCAAAAAGAAGCCACCGCGGCAGAGTGTTGCCGAGGAATTTGTGGATCGTTTAGATCAAAACGCACCAAGAGACTAAAACTAACGGAGGAAGTTATGACTACACGCAGACGCATTACAAAGGCGGTAAGCGCAGAGAATAAAGCGCTGATCGCTAGGCCATTAGAAACCCTGCTCACCGGCAAGCCATACACGCCGGCGGCCAAGACAGACATTACGCGCACATGGCGGCAGTTTGGCTGGGTGCCGCCTTCGCAATGGGGTGAAAAATGAGCCAATCCGCAGACATCCTAAACCACCTAAAACGTAAGCCCATCACCCCATTGGAGGCGCTTGCACACTACGGCTGTTTTCGGCTAGCCGCCCGTGTCGCAGATCTCAGGCGGGCCGGGCACCAGATCAACACCGAGACGGTAAAAAAAGACGGCAAGATTTTTGCCAGATATCGACTAATTAAACGCAAAGGGTAAAAAATGGTTGGCAAACTTACACCTAACACACGGGCCAGCGCCTCACTGCTGCCCGCAATTCTGGGGTTGTCCAAATACAGCAGCCCAAATGATGCGCTTTTGCAGTGCATCACGGCCATCAAAGGCGAAGAGCTGCCGAACATCCAAAACGAAAGCATGGCCTGGGGCGACACTTTCGAGCCGGCAATCCTCAAAGAGGCGGCAATGCGCCTCGGTCTGGACAATCTGGACATATCCCACGACCAGCCATGCCACCACCCGGAGCTGCCGCTGTCGTGCTCTCTTGACGGCACAGCACACGGCCGCGGGCTACTGGTTGAGACAGACCCGGAGCGCGGGATCTACGTCATGGGGCAAGACTCAATCATCCTGGACGGCATTGGCGTGCTGGAGGCCAAGCTCACCGCGGCAGATGTGGAGGATTCGCCACCCCTATGGCGCGGACCGGTCCAACTTCAGGCCCAGATGGACATCCTCGGCTGCTCCTGGGGCGCTGTGTGCACGCTCTACCGCGGCACGGCTCTGCGGGTGTACCTATTCGCAAAACACGAGGGTACCGTCTCTAGGGTCAAGGATGCGGTAACTGAGTTCCAGAAAAAGCTGGACAATTTTAAGGCGACTGGCGCGATTGACTACTATCCACCTGTTGACTCGCGGGATGCCAACCGCACTTGGTCTGTGGCTCAGGAAGAGGATGTCGAGCCTATGCCACTTGGCGAGGAAGAGGATTTCTTGGTTGACCAGATTATGATGTTAAAGCAGCAGATCAAAGAGGCTGAGACTCAGATTGACAAGTATGAGACGCACCTCAAGGACCTGATGCGGGATAAGCCACGCGCCTACACCCAGCGATGGGATATCAAGTGGCCAATGCGGCACTACAAAGCCAAGGCTGAATATGTCGTGCCGGCCAAAGAGGCTTACTCTGTGCGCCAGTCAGTGCTCACAATTAAGGAGCGGAAATGACAGACCGTAAACTAATGCAGATGGCGTTGGACGTAATTCAAAGTGAGTTTGCAACTGGAGGCCAAAATTTATATGACCCAGACACGGTTATTGAAGCCCTGCGTGACCGACTAGCGCA